TACAGCCAGTCGTGTGACCCACGTACTGCAGTTAAGCGCGAATGAAGTACTGGGGAAGGAGCGTCAAGGTGTTTATTGTGTGGCTCCCTCCGAGACTCCCCCCGTCTACAATGGTTTCGAGAATGTACTGGACGAGGCGAAGGCAAATTCGCAGGGCGTTACTCCCTCCGGCGATGATCCCGAAACCCCCTACACGCTTCTTGAGCAGCATTGCTGGCTCGACCTCGATGATGATGGATTTAAGGAGCCGTATGTCGTGACCGTGCGGCAAGACACCGGCCATCTCTGCCGGATCGTCGCTCGCTTCGTCACGAAAGACGTGAAGCGGACTTCAGGCGGAAAGATCTACTTCATTCGCGCCACGAATTACTTCACGAAGTATCCCTTCATCCCCTCTCCCGACGGCGGTATCTACGATCTCGGCTTCGGAATTCTGCTGGGCCCCCTGAACGAGTCTATCAATTCGCTGGTCAACCAACTCCTGGATGCAGGAACCCTCTCCAATACAGCCGGGGGATTTCTTGGTCGCGGGGCGAAGATTCGTTCTGGGGAGACCAGCTTCCGGCCCTTCGAGTGGAAGCGGGTGGATTCGACCGGAGATGACCTGCGGAAGAACGTCGTTCCGCTGGATACGAAGGCGCCAAGCCAGGTCCTTTTCTCCCTGCTGCAGCTCCTGATCAACTACGGAGAGCGTGTGGCGGGGGCAACTGACCCCCAAGTTGGCGAGAATCCTGGGCAGAATACACCAGCCGAAACCTCCCGGAACATGATCGCTGAGGGCCAGCGCGTGTTCATCGGGATTTACAAGCGACTGCACAGAGCAATGAAGGAGGAGTTCCGCAAACTTTACCTGCTGAACCAGGTCTATCTCGACGACGCAGTCGAGTATTATGCAGTGGCCTCCTCCACCCCCGCAAAAATCCTGAGGGAAGATTACTACCCGACGGAGAAGAGCGTCTGCCCGGCAGCAGACCCGAACATGGTTTCGGATACGCAGAAGGTACAGCAAGCTCAGTTCCTGAAGGCCGCCGCTGCGAACACCCCTGGTTATGATGCCGCAGCTGTCGAGCGTCGGTATCTGCGCGCCCTTCAGATCACTGACATTGAGAGCGTGTATCCAGGGCCTGACAAGGTTCCGGCTCCGGTTCCGTTGCAACTCCAGATCGCTCAGATCAAGGCCCAGACCCAGGCCACAAAAGACAGCATGACCATGAAGATGGCTGCTATGGAATTCCTTGGGGAGGTTGAACTTAACCAAGCGAAGGTGCAGGAACTTCGTGCGAAGAGTATTGCCCTTCTCGCGGAAGCTGACAGTGTGAAGAGTGGGCATGCCATCGCCCTTCTCAACGCACAGATAGGTGCTGCCAAAGCTCACCAAGACGGTTTGCTGCGGTCGGCTAAGATAATCCTTGATGGCATCAAGATGAAGCAGGAGATGGGAAATGGCAGCAGAGAAAGTGATCTCGCAGGAGGAATTCAACAGCTGGTTAGCCCACCCAGTAACCCAAGCGCTACGGGAGAGCTTCCGGCTCCGGGCGCAGGAGATCCAAGTGGCCTGGCTTAACGGTTCCTACACCGGGGGTTCTGCGGATGAAACTATCCAGATGAACTCCGAAGCGATCGGACGTGCACGGGCCTACGCCCTCATGTCAGAACTCGAACTGATGGACCTGGATGGGGCCGGCTCATGAGCGCCGGGATCAAGCCCGTTGGGCACATCGTGCTAGTTCTCCCTCTCGAAGTTGAAGAGGTTTCGAAAGGTGGAATTATCATGGCTACGGCGAGCCAGAATCGCCGCGAAGAGATGGGGCAGACGGAAGCTACAGTCATCGCGCTCGGTAACACGACGTATGCTGACCAACCCGAGCCCTGGTGTGCAGTCGGTGATGTTGTAGTGTTCGCACGCTACGCCGGAACCGAGAGAAAAGGGGCGGATGGGAAGACCTACCGTCTGATTAACGACCTTGATGTTAAGGGCGTGCTTGAAGGAGTCCAGTCATGAACCGTATGCCAAACCTTTACTTGAACGAAATCTTGGAAGGGGGTGATCCTGGATCTAGCGGCGGCCCTGATCCCGCAGTCATTGCAGCTGAGAAAGAAGCACGACTGTTCGGTTGGAGACCGGCGGATGAATTCGATGGCCCAGTTGAGCGTTGGAAACCCGCAGACGAGTTCCTTGAAGAGGGAAAGCGGATCAACGGATTCCTGCGGAAAGACCTGGATAAGCTGCGGAACGAGCTGACTAAGAGGGATAACACCCTCCTGGAAATGCAGCAGACGATCCAGCAGTTTGCACAGTTTCACCAAGAGACCGAGGCGCGGGCTTTTGAGCGCGCTAAGAAAGAGTTAAAGGACGCGCGCAAAGCCGCCCTGCGGGAAAATGATGGGGATCTGGTAGTTGAGATCGAGGAACGCCTGGAGAAGCTCGGGGATGCCCCGCCGCAGATTCAGCTGAAGCCTGGCTCTGCGCCCACCCCGCAGCAACCAGATCCCACCTGGACTCAGTGGGTTTCCGAGAATACCTGGTTCACCGAAAACACGAAGCTTCGGGCTATTACCAATGGCTACGGAGATATCGTGCGGGCGGAGCAACCTGCCCTGGTCGGCCTTCCATTCCTGGAAGAAGTGAAGCGTCGTGTGCAAGAGGACTTTCCGGAGCACTTCCGTAGTGAGGGTAGTAGGAGACCTGCTGCAGTTGGGAACAGTGGCGACCACAGACAAGGTGTTGGGAAGAAAACCTACGCCGATCTGCCGCCTGATGCAAAAGTCGCTTGCGACAAGTTCGTGAAGCAGAAACTCATCCCCTCCCGCGATGCCTACGTTCGCGATTACTTCGGAGAACAAGCATGACCCAAGAGAATAACACAACCCCCCTGGTTCGCACCCAGGCAGACCGACCGAAGCGTGAATCTCGAGTTCCCTTCGGCGTCGCCCGGACCAAGCTTGAAGTACCGATGACTATGGAAGGCTATCATCTCCATTGGGTCAACGACTCGGCTGGTCGCATCCAGGAGGCACAACGAGGTGGGTATACCTTCGTCGAGCCTAAGGAGGTTCAAGCCGTAGATAGCGGCTCCCAAGTTAAACGCCTCGTCGGGCGGAATGAAGATGGCTCTGCACAGTACGCCTATCTCATGAAGATTGAGCGTGAGTTTTACGACGAGGATCAGCAAACGATCCAGAGTGAGGTTGACCAGTTCGACCGTGCTATCAAGCGTGGTACGTTGGAAGAAGTTTCCGGCGACAAGCGCTATAGCGACATCAAAATCACGAAATCCTGAAGGAGTTTTAAATGGCAAATACTTCCGCCCCCTTCGGCCTGCGCCCCGTGCGTAGCCTGAATGGTGCCCCCTGGAATGGTGCAGCTACTATGTACTACATTCCGTCGACAGATACCAACGCTTACTTCGTCGGGGATGTTGTTGCTTCCCTGGCTGGTGGCGATGTTGTCTCCGGGGCTTCCTCTGTTGTTCTCGTCGGCACGCGCAATGCGGCCACGACTTCTGGCACCTCCCGCGGCGTCATCGTAGGTATCGGTGCGAATGCCGGCAACGCTGGCTCGTCCAGCCCGCTCGGTGCTGACCCCGATGCCCTCGGTACTATCTCCATCCCGGCCACCAAGACGAAGGCCTACTTCGTGTGGGTTGCTGATGATCCGACCACGGTGTTTGAAGCCCAGGCCGATACCATCGCAGCGACCGCGTTCAACAAGAACTGCCCGCTGTTCGTGGCCACCGCCCCGGCTGCCCCAAGCTTCAACTCCGCGAGCTACGCTCAAGGCTCTGCTGCCAACACGACCCAGGCTCTTCCGCTGAAGATCGTCGGCGCGCCTTGCCGCCCGGACAACGACCTGACCTCCCCCGGCACCTATGCCAAGGTCTACGTCATCTTCAACCAACACGAGCTTGGCGGTCCTAACACCGCTGGCGTTTAAGGAGTAGATCATGGCTGGCGTCATTATGACAAGCAACCATCCCAAGGCACTGTGGCCTGGGGTGAAAGGTTTCTGGGGTCGTACCTACAACGACCACGTGACCGAGTACACGGACCTGTTCGACGTGGAAACGTCCGAGCAGGCTTACGAAGAGTTCGTGCAGATCACGGGCTTCGGTCTTGCTCCGGTCAAGCCGCAAGGCAAGCCCGCGGAGTATGATTCCGAAACCCAGGGCCCTACGACGCGTTTCGTCCACCTGGCCTATGCCCTCGGCTACATCGTCACGCACGAAGAGCTGAAGGATAACCTCTACATGGAGGTGAGCAAGACTCGCGCCACCAGCAACGCCCGTGCCTTCCGTCAGACGAAGGAACGTGTGTGTGCGAACATCTACAACCGCGCCTTCAGCGGCTCGTACCTGGGTGCGGATGGTGTGGCCCTGTGCTCGACCGCCCACCCGAACACCTCGGGCGGCGTGTTCTCCAACAAGCTGGCCGTGGATGCCGACCTGAGCGAAGCCGCCCTGGAAGACATGCTGATTCAGATCATGCAAGCTACTGATGATCGCGGTCTGCTGATCAACCTGATGCCGAAGAGCCTGCACGTTGCTCCGGCGAATTGGTTCAACGCCAATCGCATCCTGAAGTCGGCTCTCCAGCCGGGCAACGCAAACAACGACATTAACGTGTTGAATGCCACCAGTGCCATTCCCGGCGGCGTGAAGCTGAATCATTACTTCACCTCCCCCCAAGCCTGGTTCGTTCGTACCAACGTCGAGTCGGGTAAGGGCATGCTGTTCCTGGAACGCGAAGGTATCTCATTCGACCAGGACAACGACTTCGACACGAAGAACGCTAAGGCCCTGGGCTACGAGCGCTACTCGGTTGGGTTCGTTGATCCGCGCGCTGTGTATGGATCGAATGGTCCGTAAGTAGTAGCTGGGGTAGTGTGTTCGCATTACCCCATTGTACCGTGTTCATGAAGGAGTTCAGTATGGCTGCAATTCCGAAACCGCGCAAGCGTGGCAAGACTCCGGTGAAGGCCCCCGCCAAGCCGAGAAAGCCTTGCTGAAGTAATCCTGTTCTATACCCTTACGAGGTCAGCCTCGTTAACTGTTTAACGTAAGGAGTTTCAAAATGGGCAATCCCACTCGTTTTCCCGCTGGTGTCACCAACAACCGCGCCGGCAGTATCATGGGCAATCTCGTTGTCCCTGATCGTAACAATCTCGCAATTTATCAAAATGATTTCTTCCAGTATGCCGCTGGCGACTGGACGGTAGTTGCAGGTGGTGCTGGCTCCAGCTCGGCTCTGTCGACCTCCATCCTCGGAGGTGCACTTGCCCTGACCTGGGGAACTTCAGGCACTCAATCGAATACCTTGCCCGGCGGTGCCTTCAGTTTCAATCCGGCGACCTCCCTCGGTAACGGTCTGCAGTTCTGGTTCGAAGCTGGCCTGGTTCTTCCGGCCGACACCGTCGCCCCGAACTACGTGATCGGTGCAATCAAGGGTGCGCCGACTGCCCCGACCGATGGTGTGTATTTCACGAAGGCTGCGGCGGGTACTGCGTGGCAGATCAACATCAAGTCTGCCGCAGCGGGCTCCACGACCACCGTGACCCTGCCCTCCCCGGCCGTCGCTGTCAACTCGGCCAGGACTTCCGTCGGATTCTACTACGACGGTCGCGGCAATCCAACTCTCTATGTCTATTACGGCAGTGTGTGCGTCGGCTCGTTCGGTGCCGCAGGTACGCTCGGAACCTTGGCCAACCTTCCGTTGGGCACCATTCAGCTCAATCCGACGATGGCGATCGGGACTGCTGCGGGTCCGTTGAACGTCGACTATCTGACTTGCGCTTGCGAAA